GCTTCCAACAAAGAGGTTCTCATCACCAACCGCGCCCCTGGTGGTACGGCTGTGATCGAGGCTCCTGCTGTCGGCACCACCGACTTTTTCGCCAAGGCCGTTGCTGCTGCTACTGGTTCCACCAGCCTTGTGCTGGGCGCCACTGCTGGCAACATCGTCACGCTGAACGCAGCGCAGACGGATATCACCGGTTGTAGCTACGCTGATACTAACGGCGTAATCGCGCTGTCCATGCCGTACTTGGCTCTGCCCACCACGGCTGGCAACAACGAAGCTTCGCTGGTGTTCACCTGATCTCTGTTCATGGCCTTCGTCCTCAAGAAAACTGCCTCCTACAAGTGGGAAGTCAAAGTTGAGACTCCTGTTGACGGGAATCGCTTCGAGTCTCAAACGTTCGAGGCGGTTTTCAGGAAGATGAGTCGCTCGGCTTTCAACGATCTCATTGACAAGGGTGATGACGCTCTTGTTGATGGGATCCTTGAAGGCTGGGAGGGCGTCAATGATGAAGAGGGCAAGCCTGTTCCCTTTACGTCAAAGAACAAAAAAGAGCTTTGTGATGATCCCTATGTGATGAAGGCGATCATCCAAGCGTATGCCGACAGCGTGACAGGGGCGCCGGCAAAAAACTAAAAGTCGCTGCTGAGTACTGGGCGAAAGGTGGCGTAGTTGACGAGCGCGAAGCCGACCTTAAGGCTCTTGGCGCAAGTGAGGAGCAGATTGCCGCTGCACGTTTGCAAGCTGTACAACAGGACTGTGAGGTCTGGGAGGAGAACTGGGACATCGTGGTGATGTTCATCCGCATGTCGACGCAATGGCAGACGAGCATGGCAGGACTGACAGGATTGAACTACCCGAGTCTTGAATGGCTCTGTAAGCTGTATTCAGTCAAGGATCCTGTCGCTGTCTTTGAGGGCGTGCAGGTGATGGAAATGGCTGCCCTTTCCGTTTTGAATGCGAGCCGCAAATGAGTTCAATCACCTCGGAAATCAAGCTGCGCATCAAGGCTGAGGGCGAAGCGGTCTTCCAAGGTCTCAGCGCGAAGTTAAATAATCTTGCAAATCAAACAACGATATCTTCTGCAAAATTCAAAGTTTTATCAAATGAACTGCGCGATGTTCAAGAAAAAACTGGCGCCAATAGCATAAAAACTCTCAAGGACTATGCCGCTTCTTGGCGTGAGTTGGCGAACAGTGTTGATATTGCAAGCAAAGAATTTAAGGAGGCTACTGCTCAAGCCTCAAAGTTTGAAGCTCAGGCCGCAAAAGCACAAGGACGCCGTGGCGGTGGTGGTGGAGGCAGGATTGGAGCAATTGCAGCAGGCGCTAGCTTTCTCGGACCAGATGAGCTGATTGGTGCTGCTGGTGGCGCTGCGTTGGGAAGCATTATTCCTGGCGCTGGCACTGCTGCTGGTGCAGGTATTGGCGTGGCTGTTGGCAGCATGGTCATTAGACCGTTGCGGCAAGCGTCTGCAGCTATTGCCAACTACAACAACGATCTCAATCTTGCAAAAATAACTCTTGCTCAAGCGTCTAGCAGTCAAGAAGATTATTCACGGAATTTGCAAATTGCAAGAAAAGTTAGCGACGATTACGCGATTTCTCTCAAGGAAACAATTTCCGGTTATGCACAGGTTTCAGTAGCTGCGCGTGCCAATGGATTGAGCCTGAAAGAAACAGAAACGATCTACAGGGGCGTTGTTGCCGCTGGCGTTGCGTTTGGTAAATCTCAAGAAGATATCAATGCAATCGTCCGCGCCACCGTTCAGGTGCTTAGCAAGGGCAAGGTAAGCGCCGAAGAAATGGGCGGCCAGATTGGTGAACGTTTGCCTGGCGCTGTTGCCAAGTTTGCTGCAGCCACTGATCGCACGCTGCCGGAATTGGCAAAAGCTTTTGAGCAAGGCGAAGTGAAAATTGCAGACTTTGTAAAATTCGCCAAGCAGCAATTAGATGATTACGACGAGATTGCCAAGATTATTGGTGATTCGCCGGCAAAAGCAGGTGCCCGTTTGCAAATTGCCTTGGATACCGCAGGCGAAAACTATGGTGGATTTTTCCAGAAAATTGGCGCAGGTTTGCAAGATAATCTCGCCAAGACAATCAGTTGGGCAAATCAAAACTCAGAACAAATCAAAAGGTTTGCGACTTTTTGGTTTAATTTGGCGAGAGACATTGGAAGAGCATTGGCGAAAATTGGCGGCACCATGTTTGGATTTTCGCGAGGTCTTTTTAAAATATTTAGCGATATTGCATTATTTCTTCCGCGCAAAATTGCCGAAGCATTTGGCACGACTCCAGAAAAAATATTTGGCAAGGTAACCAATGTTTTAAACGAATACACCAAAAATTTCAAAGACTATTTCCCAGAATTTGAACCAGGTGCTGGTTTATTTGGCACCGGCGAAGGCGCAACGCCAGGCTTAGACGCAGAAGGAGCGGCAGATAAAAAAGAGAAAAAGCGCAAAAAAATTATTGACCTTACAAATGAACAATTACAGCTTGGGTTGGACACCGTAAACCTTGAGCGACAAGGTCTTGACATTCGCGCTGAATATTCAAAATTTTTACAAAGAGAGCTTGATTTACAAAAAAAACTTGAACGCGGCCAGATTGGCGTTAATCAAGCAATTCTTGAAGGCGCTCAGTCTCAGCAACAATTAGAGCAGGCAATTGAAAATACATTTAAAGGGTATGGCACAGACGTAATAAAGGCTCTTGACGAAGAGGCACAAGCCAGAGCGCAAATCAATATTTTGATCGCAGACGCACAATTAAAAACAAAAATTTTAAGCGAGGAAGACAAGAGGCGCGTTGAAATAAATAAACAACTTGCTGCAGTAATTGAAAAATTTGCAGGCATATTGACATCCGAAGAATTGCTTGAAGCAATTCGAAAACTGCGGGAAGCCTTGGAAGGCGCCGCTAAAACTGGGGAAAGTTTCAAAGATAACTTCAAAGCCTCCTTTAAATCAATTGCTGATTCTGCATTGAATCTTGGAGCAAATCTTGGTTCTTCATTGGGGAATACTTTTGTTGGACTTGGAGATCAGTTGGCTGAATTTGTAACAACTGGAAAAGCAAGTTTTGCGGATTTTACTCGATCGGTTCTTTTAGATTTGAGCAAAATATTTATGAGAGCTGCAATTTTCCAAACACTAAAAGCATTTTTCCCTGGTAGCTCCGCGATAGGCAAATTTCTTGGTTTTGCCAATGGCGGTATCATGACTGCCAACGGACCGATTGATCTGCGTCGTTATGCCGCTGGAGGCATTGCCAATAGCCCGCAGATGGCGATTTATGGCGAAGGAAGCCGCCCTGAAGCCTATGTGCCTCTGCCTGATGGCCGCAGCATTCCTGTGACGATGAATGGCGGTGGAGTCGGTAATGTTGTGGTGAATGTAGATGCCAATGGCAGCAACGTTGAAGGCAACGGTCAACAGGCCAATGCACTTGGCAAGGCAATCGGCATCGCCGTTCAGCAAGAGCTGATCAAGCAGAAACGTCCTGGAGGCTTGCTCGCGTAATGGCCACTTTCAACGACGCCACTGTTGGCACCAGTACAGGCGGCACCACGCCTGATTTCGGTGCATCACGCAAAAGCCAACCTGTTGTACGCAAGGTGCAGTTTGGTGATGGCTACGAGCAACGCCTTACCTATGGGTTGAATCAAAACCCACGCGTTTGGGATTTGACTTGGACAGCCAAGGACAGCACAGATGCCGATGCCATTGAGGCGTTTTTTGATGCACGCGCTGCTGATAATGCCAGCTTTACTTGGACGCCATTGGATGAAGCAACGGCTTACAAGTGGGTCGTGGAGAGTTGGTCGCGTGATCTTCGTTACGCCAATGTGAATACGATTACAGCCACCTTCCGTCAAGTATTTGAACCCTGATGGCGTACTCGGCTTGGGCTAGTTCAACTGCATACGTCGTTGGCGATATTGTCCGCGCCAGCAGCCTGCAGGCATCCGGCCTCGTCTTCCAATGCACCACGGCCGGCACCAGCGCCAGCACCCAACCCGCCTGGCCAACCGACATTGGCAGCACCATTACCGATGGCACGGTTGTCTGGACGGCGATTAGCAGCGTCTACGAGGAGCTGGCCGCACTGGCACCGAGCGCCATCATCGAACTGTTCGAAATGACGCTGGACACCACCCTGCACGGCAGCAGCGACACCTACCGCTGGCACAACGGCTGCAACGCCAACGTCAGTGGCAACATCACATGGAACGGCAACGCCTATGTCCGCTTGCCCGTTAAGGCTGACGGCTTTGAATACAGCAATACCGGCACATTGCCACGCCCCACGCTGACCATCAGCAATCTGGATGGCACCATGACCACGCTGTTGCTTCTGGTCAACGCCACCACGCCCGGTAACGACCTCGGTGGCGCCACGGTTAAGCGGATCCGCACCCTGAAGAAATACCTTGACGGCGAGACTGCAGCAGATCCCCACGCCAAATTCCCCGACGAAATCTGGTACGTAGACCGGAAGGCAAGCGAAAACCGCGATTCCGTGAGTTTTGAGCTGGCAAGCAAATTTGACCTCGCTGGCGTAATGATTCCCAAGCGCCAAATTATTGCCAACATCTGCCAATGGAAATATCGCAGTACCGAATGCGGATACACCGGCAGCATTTACTTTGACGCTAACGACAACAATGTGGCGACGCTGGCAGCGGATGTATGCGGCAAGCGTATTTCAAGCTGTAATGCCCGCTTTGGTCAGTTTGTCCGCGAAGCAACTGTCACCAACGGAAGCAATCAGATGACTGTCAGTGGTACAACTTTCGGTGTTGAGATCGGTTCTTCTGTAAAAGGCTTTGGTGTTCCAAGCGGAACAACTGTATCGGCTGTCAGCGGCACAACCGTAACCATGAGCGCCAACGCAACAGCAACCACATCAATCACAAAAACCGGAACAATCCAAAGCAACCGTATTGATTTAATTGTCAGCGATACCACCGGACTAGCGATTGGCATGAAAGTTAGCGGACCGAATGTGCCGCCAAATGCAACAATCCTTTCAATCTCTGGAACGACACTAACGCTTGGCCAGCCTTGGGACATATGGGACACCTTGACGCTTGTTGGCACAAAATCAGGACGACTCGTGCCTCAATACACACGAGTAGAAATTTATAACCGAGATTTTTATGGTTACGATGACAATGGCAATGAAATTCTTGGTGATTATTATCCAATCGGACATGAAACCCGTCTTGAACCTTTTACAAACGAAATGGAACTTACAAATGTAAGCTCTCTTGCCGTTGGTCAATATGTCACTGGTTCCGGCATCCCCCAGAGCGCAAAGGCACAAATTTCATCCATCAGCGGCAATACAGTCTTTTTGAATTTTTCAACCGGAAACTCCGGCGATACATACAACAATTATGACTTTTATCAGGTACCAACATTTACATCTCAAACCTATTCTTTTGTTGCACCAGACCTGAATTACACTTTTAGAAACGCTGCCGTTCTGCCGTTTGGCTCGTTCCCGAGTGCAGGCTTGACCCAATGAAGTTATCCGAATCCGTACAGGCTGCTGCACTGGAACACGCCAAGGCTGAGTTCCCCAAAGAATCCTGCGGTTTGGTGGCGGTGGTCAAAGGCCGCAAGCGGTATTTTCCCTGCCGCAACATGGCCGAAACCCCAGACGAACATTTCGTGCTGGACCCCGCCGACTACGTTGCCGCCGAAGAACAGGGCGAGATTGTGGCGGTGGTGCATAGCCACCCGAAGACCAATCCAGCGCCGTCTCAAGCCGACCGCGTTGCCTGCGAAAAATCCGGCTTGCCGTGGCACATCGTCAATCCCCAGACCGAACAGTGGGGCTATTGCGAGCCAGAAGGCTTTGAACTGCCCTACGTGGGGCGCGAGTTTGTGTTTGGCGTGGTGGACTGCTACACGCTCTGCAGGGACTGGTACAACCGCGAATTTGGGCTGAACCTCCGCGACTACGACCGCCGCGACGAGTTTTGGCTACGGGGTGAGAATTTATACCTAGACAACTTCGCCAATGAAGGCTTTTACCCAATCCCGCTGGAGGAGCTGCAATACGGCGATGCAATCCTCATGCAACTGCAATCGCCCCTACCCAACCACGCCGCCATCTACCTAGGTGACCAACTGATCATCCACCACGTTCAGAAACGGCTCAGTAGTAGAGATGTGTTTGGGGGCTATTATCTGAAGAGCACCGCCCGAGTCCTGCGGCATGAAAGTCGTTAAGGTCTACGGCGCACTCCGCAAAAAGCTGGGGCAATGCCGGTTCCAGTTTGAAGCCGACACCCCAGCGCAGGCGCTCAAGGCACTTTGCGTTAACTTTCCCGGCCTTGAAAAGTGGCTGCTGGATAGCGAAAAAGACGGCGTTGGTTATCGCGTAACTCTCGGAAAAGAAAAAATTACCGAACAAAACGCCGTCTTAATTGCAGCCCCATTTAGTGAACGCGAAGTCTTTAGCATTACCCCTGTAATTGTTGGCGCCGGTGGTGGAACTGGTCAAATTTTGGCGGGAATTGGTCTTGTTGCACTGGCTCTGGTTAATCCTTTTGGCGCAGCCGCGATAGGTACTTTTGGATTGACGGCGGCGCCGATTGCTGTAACGACTTTATTGCCCGCAGTTGGCGCTATCGGTGCTTCTCTTATTCTTAGCGGTGTTGCACAGGCCCTTTCGCCGGCTCCGGTTCAATCAACCGCCATTACAGAACGCGGACGCGATGCCGCAAAGTTTGAATCCTTTACTTTTTCAGGCATCGTCAACACCGAAAAGCAAGGCTTGCCCGTGCCAATTATTTATGGCCGTTGCTTCACCGGATCGTCTGTAATCTCTGTTGGTATTGACGTCGATCAACTGATATGACACGAATTGTTGGCTCTGGTGGTGGCGGTGGTGGCGGTTGCTTCCTAGGGCATACGCTCGTCGCGGTTCCCAGCGGCCAACGCCGCATTGATGAACTACAGCCAGACGATCTAGTTCTGAGCTTTGACCACACCGGCGAAGTCCACGAAGCCAAGATCCTCAAGGTTCACGAACACGAGGGTGAGCGCGTCATCCGCTACACGCTCTGGGGCGGACAGCATCTTGATGCCACCCCGAACCACTGGGTTCTCAACCAGTTCAATGCCTTCGTCGAAATTGACACGCTTGGCACTGACGACTGCCTCGTTGATACCAACGGTCACCTCCGTCCCATCGTCGGCAAGACCGAATTCTGCACTGGCACTGTCTACAACCTGACCGTCGAAGGTCACCACACCTTCATTGCTAACGGTGTTCGCGTCCACAATGCCGGCCTTGGTCTTGGTATCGCTGGCGCTGGTGGAGGTGGCGGTGGCGGTGGCGGCAAAGGTGCTGGCGGTGGTGCTGCACAACGAACCCCAACAGAGTCAGACGATTCGCTGCAGTCGGTCCAATACGCCAATGTGCTGGACCTTCTTGGTGAAGGCGAAATTCAAGGCATTGAAAACAGCACCAAGGGCATTTATCTCGATAGCACGCCAATCGTTGATGCCAACGACAGCCCTAACTTCACGGGCTTCACCGTTGTTACCCGCAATGGCACGCAGGATCAGGCGGTTATACCGGACATCATTGGCACTGAAAGCGAGAACATCGTCAACGTTGAAATTACCAAAGATTTTCCTGTAACACGTTCTATTGCCAACAACAACATTGACCGAATCCGCGTCACCATTGTTGTCCCAAACCTTCAACAGTTTCAGACCAACGGCGACATCCTTGCGACCAGCGTCTCGCTAGAGATCAAAGTTCAATACAACGGCGGCGGCTTTAACACCGTTCTTTCTGACACGATTGCAGGCAAAACCAGCAGCCGTTACCAGCGCGATTACATCTTTGAACTGACTGGTGCGTTCCCCGTTGACATCAAGGTCGTTCGCACCAGTGATGACGCCTCATCAGCTAGAACGCAAAACGAACTGTACTGGTACAGCTACACCGAAATTATTGACCAGCGGTTTCGCTATCCAAACTCCGCACTGGCATTCCTGCGTTTTGACTCGCGCCAGTTCAATAACATCCCAAGCCGTAAGTATCTGGTTCGCGGCATCAAAGTTGCCGTCCCAAGCAACGCCACGGTTGACACCACTACGTATCCGGGTCGCATCACCTACGCCGGTGTCTGGGACGGAACTTTTGCCGCAGCAACATGGACAAACGATCCGGCTTGGTGCTTGTGGGATCTGCTGACCAATACCCGCTACGGCGCCAGTGTTCCTACCAGCAGCCTTGATCGCTACGACTTCTTTTCCATCAGCCAATACTGCAACGAACTGGTTGATAACGGCAAAGGCGGCTCGGAGCCTCGCTTTTCGTGCAATCTGCTGATCAACAGCCGCGACGAGGTTTACAACGTCATCCAAGAGATGACCAGCCTGTTCCGTGGCATTGCCTATTACGGTGCTGGCTCACTTGTGTTGCAACAGGACAAACCCGGCGATTCGCAATACCTGCTAGGACCAAGCAACGTTGTTGACGGCATTTTTGTTTACAGCGGCACATCTCAAAAGGCACGTCATACCACCGCAACTGTTGCGTACCAGACCTACGAATCGCTTGGCGAAGTTCAATACGAATACGTTGAAGATGCAAGCGCCGTTTCTAAATACGGCATCATCAACAAAGACATCAAGGCGCTGGGTTGCTACAGCCAAGGTCAAGCGCACCGTGCTGGAAAATGGGCGCTGCTGAGCGAACAAAACCTGACCGAAACCGTCACGTTCTCAGTTTCAATCGACAGCGGTATCATCCTGCGCCCTGGGATGGTTATTGACATTGCCGATCCGATGAAGGCTGGGACACGCCGTAGCGGTCGCGTCAGCTCTGCCACCACAACTGCCATCACCGTTGACAGCAGCACCAACCTCACCGTCAACCTGTCCAACAGCCCAACGGTTTCCGCGCTGATGCCAAACGGCTTGGTGGAAACCAAAACCATCAGCAGCATTTCCGGCACAACGATTAATGTCAGCAGCGCGTTTAGCGAAGCACCCAACGCCAATGCCATCTGGCTGATTCAAACCAGCGATGTTGAAGCACAGCAATTCCGCGTTCTGAATGTCGCTGAGGCTGAAGGCGGGATTTATGGCGTAACCGCACTGGCGTATAACCAGTCGATTTACAACTCGATTGAAAGTGATCTTGTTATCACAACACCCGACATTTCAAACCTCAGCGAAATTCCAAATCCTGTAAGTAGCATCAGCGGCTACGAATACATTTATGCCGAAGGAAATAGCGCACTTGTCGGCTTCCAACTTAGCTGGATTCCACCTGCTGGGGCGATCAATAATTACGTTGTTCAGTATCGAATGAACAACGATAACTGGCAACGTCTCAACACAACTGCACCATCGGTTGCTTTAACTCGCCTGCGCGAAGGCACGCTTAATGTTCAAATCCAAGTTGAAAATGCACTCGGCAAAAAGGGCGCAGTATCGACTGCAACTTTTAACTTGGTCGGCAAAACCGCAAGCCCAGCAAATGTCCAAAATCTGCAGCTTGAAGTTCTAAGTGACAACACAGCACGTCTTAGCTGGGAATCATCGTTTGAGATTGACGTTATTAATGGCGGTGCGGTTTATGTGCGTCATTCTGCCTTGATCGATGGCTCCGCAAGCTGGAACGATTCCGTTGACCTTGTTCCCGCACTTCCCGGAAACGCAACTACCGCCACAATCCCGCTGGTGGAAGGTGAAATCTTTGTTCGCTTTGTTGATGACGGCGGACGAATCAGCCCCAATGAAACCAGCATCATCATTGATTTGCCTGAAACCCAAGGCAAGCTGATTGTTCAAACGCGCCGTGAAGACCAAGACAGCCCACCGTTCCAAGGCAGCCAAGTTGATGTTTTTTACGACGAAGATTACGACGCTTTGACCTTGCATGGATCGGACGAGTTCGATGACGTACTGGATATTGATGCGCTGACTTCGTTCGATTTTATGGGTGACGTTACAACAACCGGCACCTATGGCTTTGCCAATACGCTTGATCTGGGCAGCACATTTTCACTAGACCTCACCCGCCACTTTGTAACCCGTGGCTTCCTGCCAAACGACACAATGGATGGCCGTTCTGGTTTGGTTGACAACTGGTTGAGCTGGGATGGCGCCGATGTGAACCGCGTTAATGCTGTCCTAAAAGTTCGCACCACTGACGACAACCCCAGCGGCACACCAACTTGGTCGGCCTATCAGGAGTTCATCAGCGGCACCTACAAGGCGCGGGCGTTCGAGTTCCAAGCCGAGTTGCAATCCAACGACGTGGCGCAGAACATCCTGATCGACGAGCTGGGCTACACCGCCACGTTGCAGCGACGCACCGAAAACAGCAATGGCACGATTGCCAGCGGAGCAGGCGCCAAGGCCATCACCTTCGACAAACCGTTTTTCGTTGGTACGGCCAGCCTCGGCGGCGTCAATACCTATTTGCCCAGCATCGGCATCACGGCTTTGAACATGGGAAGCGGCGAATTCTTTGAGGTCACCAGCATCAGCAGCACCGGCTTCACGGTCACCTTCAAAAACTCGGGTGGAACGGCGGTCAACCGTAATTTCAACTGGAGTGCGGTTGGCTATGGCCGAGGCGGCTAAAGTTGGACAAATACTGTCCTGGTAAGGACTCGGCATGGCACAACACGATTACGTGATCGCTAACGGCACTGGTGCTGCCGTCCGTTCCGATCTCAACAACGCACTGGCCGCAATCGTCAGCCAGAACAGCGGTGCCACCACTCCTAGCACCACCTATGCGTACCAATGGTGGGCGGATACAACGACGGGATTTTTGAAGCTCCGCAATTCCGCCAACTCGGCTTGGATCACCCTGTTCCAACTGGACGGCGAGTGGTCAACGATTGCACTGGAAAACGGTACGGCTGCTGCACCGTCGATCTACTTCAAGGACAGCGGCACTGACACCGGTTTCTATTCGCCCGGCGCCAATCAGGTTGGAATTTCAACGGGTGGCACGGCTCGCCTGACGATTGACGCCAACGGCAACGTCGATATTGACAGCAATACGCTTTACGTTGATGCCACCAATAACAGGGTAGGTCTGGGGACTTCTAGTCCTAGCGTAAAGCTAGAAGTTTCTTCCGCAGATACAACCGTTTGTCGCCTTGTTACTTCAGATACAGGTCAGTCCAATGTTCTTGCGATTAACAACAATAGTAACTACAACTACGGGACCATTGGAGTTGTAGATGGCAATGGAACATCTACGGGTGATGTTTATGGTCTTGGCTATCTAGCCTCTTTAGCTGGAGCAGCTACAAATGTTCTGTCTTGGACCTCTCAAGGCCGCGTAGGGATTGGCACTACTGGGCCACTGTCTGTATTTGATTGCGTTGTTGGTGCAAGTGGTGCGCGTCGGTTGCTTATCAATTACGACGATTCAGTAATAACCGTTAAGGGATCAAATGAATTTTTAAACCCGGAGGCATTGCGACTTGTAGCAGACAACATCCGATTCAATATCGGCACAACAGGATCTGGGACAGAAAAAGCCCGCATCGACAGCTCCGGCAGGCTCTTAGTTGGCACGACTTCGAGCCCCACGGTAGGCGATACTCAATACGGACGGATTCGGACAGTTGGAAATACTGCTGTTGCAAGCGGCTTTGGACTTATGTCTATTGCCAGGGGAGAAGCTGCGTCTTTAATTACAGTCGACGAAGAGATTGGATACTTAACGTTCACAGACAACGCTGGCGGGGCTTTTGCTCACATCGAATGTCGCGCTGATGGGACCGCTGGATCTAGTGACTACCCAGGCCGCTTAGTGTTCTCCACTACCGCCGACGGAGCGAGCAGCCCGACGGAGCGGATGAGGATTACGAGCGCAGGAAATGCTTACATTGGTCGAATTGCTGACGGCGATGGACAAGGAATTTCATTACATGCAGATGGTTTTGTCAGGATCAATCGCAGCAGCGCAGTTCCTTTAGTTGTAAATAGAAACGGAGATGACGGAACTCTTGTCGAACTACGCCAAGCAGACGTAGTTGAAGGCACTATTTCTGTTTCCGGAACTACTGTTCAACTCAACGGCGCTCACCTTTCTCGCTGGTCCCAGCTTCTTAATGGCGGGCGCGAAGATATTCTGCGCGGCACTGTGCTAAGCAATCTGGATGAGATGTGCGAGTGGGGTGATCAAGATAATGAACAACTCAACCGCATGAAGGTTTCTGACGTTGAAGGTGACCCGAACGTGTCTGGCGTGTTTGTCGATTGGGACAACGACGACGACACCTACACCGACGACTTCTACTGCGCGATGACAGGTGACTTCATCATCCGCATTGCCGAAGGTGTCACGGTGCAGCGGGGCGACCTGCTGATGTCCGCTGGTGATGGAACCGCTAAACCGCAGGACGACGACATTGTCCGCAGCAAGACCATCGCCAAAGTGACCAGCACTCACGTCACCTGCACTTACGAGGATGGCAGCTACTGCGTGCCTTGCGTGCTGATGGCTTGCTAAACCTCTTAGTCCTACTCACTACCATCGATGGAACTCACCAGAGACGAAATCAGGGTTATCTGGCTAGCAGTCCACAACTACGAACCTTACGACCCTGAAATTGCGTGCGGTTTATCCGAAGAACGCCAACTTGAGATTTGTTGCGAGATTCGTGCCAAAATCTTTGCTGAAGTGACCAAGTAGTCACCTATGACCCGCCCCTTCTCCGAACTCACCAAGGACTTCGACCCTGAGCGCCGGGAGCGCATCGAACAGCGCAAGGCGGAGATCCGGCAGTGCCTTCACTTGCCATCTCACCTAAACTTCACCCACGGCTCGCATCACCATGCCCAGCGCTACCCCTAGCACCACCTTCACCTGGAAAATCGCCAACCTTGAGCGGGAAACCGCCGATGGGTTCGTGATGACGGCGCACTACACCATCAGCGCCGAAGACGGCACCTACAGCAGTGGTGCTTATGGCAGTCTTGGCTTCGAGCGCCCCGACAAGCTGATCCCCTATGCGGATCTCACCGAGGAGATGGTGATCGGCTGGGTAAAGGACAACTTCGGCGCTGAGAAGGTGACCGAGATCGAAGGCGCCCTGCAGCATCAACTTGATGAACAGCGGCATCCGACGCAGGCTGCAGGTGTGCCGTGGCAGTAAAAAGCAAGGTTGGCGTCAAAGCCATTCAATTTGTTCCACGCCCACCTAAGAAAACACGGCAGGGAAATGGAAAACATTCCTTGCCTAACCACGGTCGCAAATTGACCCGTGGGCAGGGACGGTAAGATCTAAAAGTAGTTGCAGACGTGCGATGTCTGAGAATGGTTTCTGGCGTGGAGTCAAGCAAGAAACCGTTGCGGGCATTGGCGTTGCAGCAACTGTGGCTTTAGCTTCCGGCATCTTCTACTTGGTGTATACGGTGCCGACCAAACTTGATGATGTACTTCAAAATCAAATCAAATTTGAAGAAAAGATTGGAAAGATGGATGATCGTATCCTTGATCACGAGCAACGGTTGATCAAGTTGGAGATCAAGCCATAAGCTGGTAGCAGACGCTATTTCGTCATGGATCCCACCACTGCTGCTGCCATTGCGATTTTAATCGCTGCCGGCTCTGAAATCATTGCCCTGCTGCCCATTAAAGAAAACTCTTGGGTGCAGCTCATTGTGAAGGCTCTGAAGATTATTTTCCCAAAGCGCTGAACGCTGACGTTGTGTGGTTGTGGCGTTACGACAAGCGTGACTGGCGGCATCACCTACTGCGTGCTGCACAACAAGCCAAGTTTCACGGAACTCTGACGCCACGACTGGATCGTGAAATTGAAAAGGTCAATCAAGTAATTGATCTTGAAATAGAGCGAAACAAACGTCAGCCTGTGATTAAACACCAAGAGCCTACGCCTGAGCAAACTGGAGACAGCCGCCTTCTGGGTGGTCCAATGTCCATCTCATCTCCTTGGAACGATGACGACCCAGAACCGCCTGCGGCTAGTTGATCTGTTCAAGTATTACAAAGAGCTGCCGCATCAAACGGCGGCCATATTTGAACTGGAATCTGCGTTATTAAAGGTATCGCCTGGTATCTTGAATCGCGATCAGCAATGGTTCAAGACATGGAGTCAGGCTGGTAAACAAGACAGGTTTGATAACAACTGGGATGGTGTCTGCGCTGCTGCTAAGAAGGCTGGCGCAAAGTTCCCAGAACTTGTTGCTGCGCAGTGGGCGTTGGAATCTGGCTATGGCAAGCACGTATCAGGCGAGAACAATTTCTTTGGCCTGAAAGGTACTGGCACTACGCGAAACACAAAGGAGTATGTCAACGGACGTTGGATCACAATTCAGGATACGTTCCTTGACTTCCCTGATCTTGAAACTTGCGTGTTCTACTTGGTAGAGCGGTGGTACAAGGACTATCACGTTTATAAGGGTTGCAACAATGCGGCCGACCGTGAAGACGCTGCACGTTGGCTGGTAAATGACGGCTATGCCACTGACCCCACTTACGCCGACAAATTGATCAAACTAATGAACCAGCATGTGCAGGGCAAACCAGCGAACGATAAGTTCACGCCTGACAAGCCGTTCAGCTTCAAGGTGACGCCAAACATTACTTATGGCGAACTGGCATTGTTTGACGAGAAGCGCCGCTTTCAGGTGCAAGCACAGTGCGACACGGCTCTGGAGATGTGCAAGTACCTAGAGAAAATCCGCAGCCATTTTGGCGGCAAGTCGATCATTATTACTTCTGGCTACCGGCCACCAGCCATTAACAAGCAAGTGGGTGGCGCCATCAACAGCGAGCATCTGTACAACATGACAGGCGTTGGCGCGATTGACTTTTACGTCAAGGACGTGGACATCTACGAGGTGCAAGAGTACTGTGATCAGACCTGGCCGTACTCCCTGGGATACGGTGCAACCAAGGGGTTCGTGCATCTAGGCATGCGGCTGGGTCGTCCACGTATTCGTTGGGATTACTGAGTGTCTGTTCTTTGCGACTGGCAGATCCGCTCTCTGTGTGAAGGCGGCGGCATGATCGTGCCGTTTGACGAGGAATTGCTTAACCCCGCGTCAATTGACGTGCTGCTGGGTGAGAACCTGATGATCGAGTCGCCGGTCGATATGACGATGCAGTTGCTCAGCCTGCAGGGCTACACCGCACAGGATCCTTACTGGCTGCGGCCTGGTGAGTTTGTGCTGGCCGAAACCCGCGAGACGTTTGACATTCCCGAACACATCAGCGGACAGTTTGCGCTGAAGAGCAGCAGGGCGAGGGAAGGTTATTCCCACATGCTGGCCGGCTGGATCGATCCGGGTTGGCACGGTTCAAAGCTGACGCTGGAGTTGCAGAACGCACGCAAAATGCATTCACTGCCGTTGTATCCGGGACTAAAAATTGGACAGATAATCTTCTTTGAAATGAGCGAAAAACCACTCAAAAGCTATGCCGAAGTTGGGCATTACAACAACGACGCTAAAGTGTCAGCTTCTAAGGTAAATCCCTGAACTGGTACATCCAATACCAGATTGCAATTTCATTGTCTTGTGTATAAAAATTTTGCTCTCTATACCAAAGCGTCCATTCTGTTGATCCTTTGGATCCATTGCAGCGCAGGCATGCTGGCACTAGGTTCTCTATCACAGTTTGCCCACCGCGATGACGTGGGATGATGTGATCTAACGATTGCGCTGGCTCATTACAATAAGCA